AAGTGCCATCTGTAAATTTCTCTATCTGGTTAGCCCACTGGTATTTAAGTGAGGATAGACAAATTATAAGACCTGGTTCAGTAATTTTCTGCTCATCCATTAACCGCTCTAAAGCAGCAATAGTAAGAACTGTTTTGCCTAGACCCAAATCATAAGCAACCAGCATCTTAGTACGAGCACACATCCGATCTACAGCCTCTGGCTGATAGGGAAGAAGTGTTCCTGTAAATGTCACATCAATCCATTCATCCGAGTCTTGACCATTAGTTCAAGATACTCAATAGTACCGTCATTAGTAAAGATCTGGTCTACTTTATAGTGGTCCATCTCAGACTCAGATACGTGGTTATTGATGGCGATAACCCCTGTTCGCTTTATACGCCATAATTGAGCACCGTATATATCCTTGAGACATTCGGCTTCATTAATGAACCTAACGTCAGTGATGACGTAGTTACCGCTCATATCTACGTTTTTTAACGCTTCAACAATCCAATGGTTATCGCCAAACACTTTACGGGCGCCTACACCTAGGCTTTGTAAAAGCCGTCTAACCTCAGGTTTAGCTTTAGCGATCTCCCAACCGTACTCCTCAAGAGTGCTGCTTAAACGATGCCCACTCTCAAGAATAGGATCCATCTCTACTAATAGTTCACGTATCTTGTCGGCAAAAGCCACTCGGGTATACCCATAGTTATTTACGAGCACGTTGGCGACAGTATCTTTACCGCTCCTAGCGTAACCCGTTAAACCAATAATCATGGTAGTTGCACATACTTTCCTGTCAACCATTCATTGCTAGCAACTTTTGCAGTAGATGAGATTAGGCTATAGGTAGCGGCCCAAGTAGCCTGACGGTTGAGTGTCCACCATCCTGTTAATGCTGCTGTAGCGTTTGAGGTTCCAACCATAAACTTTTGAGTACCGTTTGGTTGAGTTGTGTACCAGCGAGCGTTTAGATAAAAACTTGTTTGCGCATTTCCATTACTATAGCGAGCAATATAAGGCTTGGCTGTTGGATCATATGCTTTATTTGAGATACCTGGGTCTGGATTATCGGTGGCACCAACAGACACAACATCTGGCAGGCAAGCAATAGAATCCATAGCAGTTCGGTTGCTGTCGTTTCCTGTAGCGGCGATTACAGCCACGTTATTGGCTTTAAGAGCAGCAATATCTTGGGCTGTACCGTCTGGCACTAAACATCCTGCAAAAATCTTTCCTTGAGAAACATTTACTGCAGTAATGTTGTACTTAACTCGGTTTGCTACAACCCAATCAAGCGCTTGTTTGACCGCATTATTAGAGTAAATATAAGGATTACCTTTATCAGTAATACCAACAATACGAATAGGAATTAACTTAACTGCTGGGTTTACCTTGTTAATTATAGAAGCCATCTCAGTACCGTGAGTAAGCGTCATATTAGTTTGCACACCTGTGTTGGCTGCACCTAAGCCCTCCATGGTCATAGAGCCGTTTGGACAGTTTGAGTACTCAAGAATGCAGACCTCAGTAAGAATGTTGTTAAACAACGCGGTGTTAACACCTGAATCAATAATAGCTACTGCCTGAGGTGTAGAAGCCTGAACAGAATTTATTGGAAGCAGTACTAACGTAAGTAAAAACAAAACCTTTTTCATATTGCTTTATCCCCTTTAATCATATGTTTGGCGTTTGCCAGTCCAGACTGTATCTCATCTAGGCTCATACCGCCAACATCTTTAACGTCAAGGTTACCGTAGTCAAAAAACCACGCTTCGGCGCCAAACTCATAGCACATACTGAGCAAGGCCTTGGAGGAAGCACGACCAGCATCATCGTTATCCATAGCAAAGATAATCCTATCGGCGCCTCGGATCATATTGAACTGAGGGTGGGAGACGATAGCCCCATAAGTAGCCACTCCCCCTGCAATACCCACAGAGGCTAGTCTTACTACATCTAAAGGAGACTCAACTACAATCATGTCTCCGCGCTTGTATTGGTGGTAACCAAATAAGGTTACCGCTTTCTTTACGCCAGATGGCACGTTTTTAAAGTAACGGCGGTCATGCCCTTTTTCTTGCCATCCTAGTAGTTTATTGGAAATAGGATCACGAATAGGAATGATCCAGTTGTTATTACGGTCATCCCATCTAACGCCGTAAACGTCGCACTCAACTACAGATAAACCTCTAGCCTTAGCCACCTCTAAAGGAACGCTAGTAAACGCGCTCATCATGGACTCGGTTATACGAGATGGCTCTTCTATCTTTGCCTGAGCCTCACGGGTGATCCTATTAAACTTTGCAAGCAACCCATCAGAGGAACCAAGCCATTCGGTAGCCTTATCGTAGTCAGTCCCTGTTACATAAGAAACTAATGAATAGAGGCTTCCTTTCCAACCGCAGGAGAAACAATTGTGAACACCTGAATCCGCATTGATATACCAAGACGGGTTACGGTCCTCTTTACCTGTGCGCTCAACGTGAGCAGGGCAGTGCGCCTGAATCTCGTCTCCGCGATTACTAATGACCTCTATATCAAGGCGAGAAAGAACCTCAGTCATCTCGTCTAATGTCATAGCGCTAGGTCGTCTTCACTAAGTTCGCGGAATGCTCCAGTATTCCAATCCCATAGAAGGTTAGCTTCACTAAGACCTGAGTTACGGCTAGCAATAACGCGGAGAGTACGAGTGTCATCTACATTCTCATCTACCCGCTGTAAACCAAAGATAACGTCAGCATCTTGGTGGAAGGATGAGGAGTAACCAATAGAGTCGGTAGTAACTTGACCGCCGCGCATCTTCCAAGCCAGAGCCTGAGTAGAGATAACAATCGGCTTCTTAATCTTCTGCGCTAAACGCTTAAGAGAACGAGTGATATTAGTAATAGCCTGTGGGGTATTGGACTCACCAGTCTGCTCATCAATCATCAAGTAGGTACCGTCAATAAAGACAATATCTGGGTTTTTGCTCTGGATCTTGCTGGCTACGGCGCTCACAGTCTGTCCACCTGTGGAGTCTACAAACCAGAACTTGTCTCGCATTTGAGGAACACCCTCAGCAACAACTTTTATAAGGCGCCCCTCTTCATCAGGAGTTAAGTTACCCGTCATAAAGCGCTGATAAGAGATGCGAGCCCGCATACAGTAGTAACGGTTCTTCTGCTCTGTATTACTCATCTCAAAAGACATAAACATAGGAACACTGCCGTTGAGGTGGCAGTTAATAGCAATCTGCAAAGCGAGTGTGGATTTACCTGTCTTAGGAGGAGCAACGATTACCACTAGTTGTTCTGGTTGCAGCCCTGAGGTAGAGGCATCAATAGTAGGAAAGCCTGTGGCAAGACCAAGCATGCCTGGGTTGTTTTTACGGTATTCGTATTCAGTTAATACGTTTACAGCTTCCTTAGTGATTTCTAAGTCGTTAGATCGTGTTAAGCCTTCTTCTTCTAAACGTACTAGACCGCGCTCCATAGCGATAAGAGCGCCTTCATGATCTTGGTCTTTCTCAATAGAAGTAAGAGCATCACCAATAGTATGGATAATAGATAACTTACGGCGGCTCTCTACCAAGCGATCAATAAAATACTCAATGGTGTCTTCTACATACAAAAGCTGATATGTAGGGAAGTTGTCTGTAACAACATCAAGGCTAGGACACTCTTGATACTTAGAGTAGTGGTCGTGAATAAAACGAAAGATCTTCTTATCGTTTGCATCCGCAAACCACTCTTCGTTTACTCCGCGCTCAAGGATAATACCAACACTGCGGTCTTCAATGACCTTACTTAATAACTTTGCTTCATTGTTCATAATTGATTGAAGTCCAATCCCCAGTGTCCGTATCTTAATATATTACTTGGTACATCTATAACGCCAATAACTTCTGGTCGGTAAGGGAGTTCCGCCATTAAATGGTTTATAGACTCGTATGACGAGTAATACCTAAACGGGTTAGTTCCCACCTTATCAATGTAATCCATTGATTCAGATAACTGTTCATCGTTTAACGAGTAAGAAACTAATTCTAGCGTTACCCCTTTATTAGTTGTAAACAAATAAAGTGCGCTAAGTATATCGCGACGAATCTTTTTCTCAACGCTAGGTAATGGAACAATCTTAAAACGTTTCTTTATATTAACTTCTACCGTCATAAAGATGTCCATTACTACTAACACCCTTTTTGGCATCTCGTTACTTATATCCCCATTGCGCACTTAGTAGACCTCTATTTTTCCAAATCTTATAATGAAGTCTCTGAAGTCTTCGTCAGACTGTTTAGCTTTATCAGCGTCTTCTTTGGTGGCCCTACTAGATATTTCTAGAGGGTAGCTGCCGTTGTTCTGTTCTATACGAGCGCTAACAAACTTAACGTGTTTACACGTACTGCGTCCTTTAAACCCTGGACATGTGCAAGATAATTTACCTGCACGGTCTGAGGTCACTTCGTAGATGCTTGGTCCTGGAGTTTGAGATTGACTCAAAAATAGTTGTACCAAACGAGATGTGGACACTCTCTTACTCACTTCCTTAGATCTTCTGCAACCATAGGCAAATAGTAGAAAGCTTCATTTGCAAAGCTCTCTGTAGCATCTCCATAAGATGCTGCCCAGTGCTCCAACTTAATGTTGGTTGTAACAATGGTAGGCAGTCCGTGGTTAAAGCGTGTGCGCAACAAATGATGGAAAGTGTTACTTTGCCAACCAGAAAGCGTTGTGTGTTCTTTTCCTAGGTCATCTACGATAAGTACACGGATGTTATACGCATCGTTTTCACAGTCACCCAGCATCCCTTTAAATAAAGTTTGCTGATCTAAAGAAGCCTCTCCTCCTATAATCATTCCGTTTAAAGCAAGAATGTCGTTGAAGGTTGCAAAGTAACAAGGGCGGTTAAGTACACGGCCTTCCTCTACCGCAAAAGGAGATAGAGAAAAAGTAGTCATCATTTCTTGAATGATAGATACAGATAGCGTTGTCTTGCCGTGACCAGGTTCGCCCCACAGCAAAAGGCCTTTGCCACAATCTGTTTCACCAGAGGCTTTAATAATCTCACCGTTCTGAACGCGGTTAACCCAATGACGGATCTTTGCCATGTTCTTCTCACGCACTTCGGTGCAGTCATCCAGCACCCAACCTAAACGACCTGTAGGAATGTTTGCCATCTTTACCCACATCTTACGAACGGGTTTTAGGTCATCTACCTTGTACATTAAAAAATATCTCCCCACTGCTTATCGGATAACGCCTCTGCTGCTTCAATGTCTTCTGGAGTAACCGTACTACGTTCTACAGCAATAAGTAACGAAGCGTAGTCTCTGATAAACATCTTCCAGATGATGTCGGGATCGTTAATGTGCTTCTTATGCTCAAGTCCGTCAAAGAAACGCTCCATCATCTTTAACTCTACGTCACCTGTAGTCGCGTGTGTTTTTCTCGCCTGACCAAAGGCGGCTTTAAATCTGGTACGCGCAGTAAGCCACGGCTTAACATGCCACGTCAACGCCATGCGTTCTGCAAAATGATAAGCCGAATCGTCTGTAGACCAATCGGCAGGTTGTTTGCCAGCCTTTGCCTCAATCCGCTTCTTGGCTTCTTGCTCTTTAAGAGCGCGGTGTTCGGCATTGCGCTTCTCGCGCATCTTGCGTAAATACTCTGCTCGCTCTTCTGGATCTAAGTACATGGGCGCTTCTTCGTAATCCATTTTGTTCTCCTCCCTTGGGTCCCCAAGGTACTCTTTCTTGCTTATATATGAATATGCATTTAAGTTTAAATTGCTATTCAGCTGTGTCTGCAATGATAGGAGTGCCCCTATGGGACTCCCATCCACTACCTTGGAGTAGGTCACGTACTTGCCATTTATTACTGCTCTGCTAGTTATGATCAAGCCAGCCTCCCGAAGTTCCTTTAGGACAGACAAATACGACTTTCTGCCTGCTTCGGGGAATATCTTAGAAAGGTTCTCAGCGCTTATAGGGGCTCCTGAAACCCTCAGGTATACATACACTCCTAAGGCACGGGCTGTAATCACGCCTCAGGGCCCTCCAAAGGCTTTTTAAAGGTACTCTGGAGCTCGGCAACAACCGCCTTGGAGATGGCTTTGACCAAAGAATGGATTCCAAAGTAGATGTCGTCCATCAACTCCTCTTCCGTCTCAGGCTCGTCATCGTCTAGACCGTCTTCGTCTTCGTCATCCTCTTCTTCGTCCTCATCGTCTTCCACAGGCGCCTGAGTAGTTTTTGTCTCAGACTCAGGCATATCCTCATAGGAGGCGGTGATGGGTTTCGCTTTGGTAGTGGTTACATCATTAAGACCGTCTGTTAGGTCATAACATTTAACCGCGTGTTTATTACATACGTAAGAGAGGTTGACAGAAGAGTCTGGGTCTTCGTCATCCCACAAAAGAAAAGCCGCTACCTTGTCGTTCTTCTTAAGGAACTTACAGGCGGTTTCTAAAGGGGTGTCTGTATCTGTGAAGCTTGAAGAAGATAGCCCGTCAAACTTGGCATCCTCATTAGCAAAGATAATTACGTCTTTGCTTTTATCTTTTGCCCATTGTCCAATAAATATTTGTCCTTGACTTGGTGCTTTGTCATAGACAAGAAGGAAGACAACCTCTGGGCCGTTTGCATATACGTAGTCTTCAATAAGCGCCTCTACGTTAGGCCTGCTAGTAGTTCCTTTACCAGCGATCATTACATAGTATTTGTCCATAGGACCTCCTGTTAGGGGAGGCCTAATCTAGCACAGGATTTCCTACTGTCTAGGTGTAATGGTTGCTGGGCGGTATGTAGATAATCTTTCCGCGCCAGT